TTACTTTCACAGAAACATATTATCCATTTCATATAGCTCTTTGTCTCCCAAAACGACTGTTACGTCTTTTTAAACGTGCAAATGGATTACTTACCCTCTCAACAGTAGTGGGGGTGTTAGGTGTTTTTGGCCCAAGAACTACTTTTCTGCCCTCACCACCACCTAAAAAGGCATATTGAAGTGCATCATGGCAGTGTGAGAACCTGTTTTTGTCAGGTTTTTCTTCATATCTCTCATTACCCATATAATACATACGTTTATATTGATACCCACCTTCAAATCCAGATATCAAACTAGTACAAGTTGGACTTATTGTCAAAGATGGTTGCCCATCAGTCATTCTATTGATAACTGACTCAACGGCTTCCACTCTTACAGATATATCATTTGTTGGAGCAGGATAAGCTGATATGCCTGCTGCCCTTAACATCATAAATGGTGTATGCTCAGACACTTGTGCCATTTGATTTCCTGCTGGGTCACCAATAAATTTAAAAGTGAATTTATCCCATTGATTCCTTGATATTTCTTTTTTCAATATATCAGCAAATCTTATAGCACCCATATCCTTACCAATGATTTCATGAAAAACAATCCATTTACCAGAATGTAACTGTTGGCAAAAGACAGCAGAAGGGGATCGACCAAAGTCTATACCAACAATCACATCACTCTGATCTAAAGGTTCCAATGGGTCTTTGGATACATGAGTGTCACGTCTAAATGTAGGATAAACTGGTTTACCATCTAACAAAGCTTGGTATTCATTCAATACATATACTTTTACCCAACTAGGAGCTTTGCCTAATATAATTTTATCATAATAACTTTCTTGTAGATTATCTCTATTCTCTGACTTTAGATTAGGTTTGTAACCTGCTAAATTACCATGAGCATCTTTATTTTCAAACATAGCTGATGGTTGTGAGAAAAAATTCCAATCATCAGGCTTTACCATTAACAACTTTTCTTCTTGAGACATATATTCTGGTATAGGAACTTCTCCTGCAACAATACCCCACCAATGATCTTCACTTGGAGCATTTGTATCCATGATAACACCATACCAAGTTGGCCCACCTTCTCTCATTGAAGGATATCTGCCAACCCTCATAGTACAGGCATCAATTATACTTTTATTGATTTCCCTTGCTTCATTTACCCAAACACCAGTTAACTCCAATGACAAAAGCTTTTTTACATCTTCTGTCTTGTCCAAAGCTAAAAATATAACTTCTAACTCAACTGTTGTCTTATCGCCCAAAGCAAAACAAATATTATGAGTGTAAGGAGGTGACCAAACAAATCTACCTAGATCATCATCAAACCAATCTCTCCAAGTCTTAATAGTAGTGGTCTTTAGCTGAGGATTGGTATTTCTTATAACTGCCCAACGACTTTTTCTTATTTTCTGCTGATTTGGCTTTTGGTTTACTGCTTTTCGCATTATTTCCATGCAACAAGTAACAGACTTACCACTACCAACTGGCCCTCTTATACCACGAACAAAAGAACCATCTTTCATAAAAGCTTTGGCAACATCCCCTGGGGGTTTGTAATCAAGTTTCATAGAAGATTTCTTCTAGCAGCTCCACCACCAGAACCTGCTATCAATGCACGTCTTGATGCTGTTGATAAAGTAGGTGTAGGTGTTCTAGTTGTAACATCTGTTGGACTAGGAGAAACAACTGTTTCTGTAGGTGGTGAATTATCAGAACTACCACTGTCCATTTGTGTTGTTTGATAAGAACCACTTGAAGTTCTCGTTACACCATCACTTCTGCCAATAGGACTGAAATCAGGATTACCTGAATAAGTAGATACACCAGACTTGCTTGTCCCAACAACACCTTGGTAAGATGCATCTTTTGCATCATAAACAGGTCTGCCACCAGATCTTAAAACATTTGCTTGGTTTTTGTAATTTATACTGCTTATAGTATTCATTGCAACAGTACCTATTGTGGGAACTGGCACATTTATCTGTGACTTCTTAGCCTTAGAATCCAAGTCCATTGCTAAACCAGCATTTTCTCTAACTGTAGAAGCTTGTTTAGGACTTATCATTACATCAATGCCTTTAGAAGCAGCACTTCGTTGTTGTTGATAATCATTAAAAGCAGTTTGTCTTGACTTGGCTTCTTGTTGTTCCTTGGCACGATTTGTTGCTGCTGCCATTTCCCTTGATCTCATTTCATTGGGATTTGACCTAGCAACATTATTTGATCCACCTGAATCACTTGAACTTTCACCCATATTAATCTCCTTGTTAAATTGACTTCTGTAAGATAAAATTTTTTTTAGAGTGTTGTCTTTTCACATATATCATGAGTGTGATTTACCCGTTATAGAGCAGTCGTCTGTATTTTAAGGTCACCCTTCTATATTGCACTGTCTGCTTGGGGCCCCTCAATCTACGTTGAAGTTAATGTTTACTGCTGTGTTCACTGACTTAGGTGCATCAACCCTTAGTCCAGCTCTATCCATTAAATCTCTAGATGCCTCTAATCTGACATGAGATGATTTGCTATTCAGTAGATCTCTCATAGTTGCTAATGCCTGTGTTGCATCCCATCCCAAACACATCATAGCTAATTGCTGTCTATACTCTATAACATGAGGCTTATTAATGGTTATGTAAGCCCAAGCCTTATTCCTACCCAGTCTTTTTGCACCTTCTGTTGGGTTGCAACCATCATGCAACATTGCGTGTACTAACTCAGCCTGTGCTTCGGTTACTTTACTATGTTGTGGGAGTAATGATTCACTGGTCGTTTCTATCTCACTCATTGGAACAACCGAACCCTTATATCTTTCTTGTTGTGTAGTGTTTGCCTTCATCAGAACTTCTCTTCTTGTTACTCTACGAGATTATAAGCATCTAGGCTATTATGCTGTCTATTCACATTTCTAAGTCCTTGTTATTACTAATGATTATGAGATGGCATCGAGCCATACATAATCATGGCAACAACTAATAGAACTTATGTTGCCTATTTTGCTCCAGTCCGTTTGCATCATTACTTGGGATCAGATAATTACATTACACTCATCTCACTTCGTAAGATTCCCTTCATTCCATTACCTGATCTTTCGTCTACAGAACCTCCGTAATGGGCAAGCCGTTGCTTCACAAAATCAACCCTTTATAAAAGGGTAGCCCAAACATAAGGAACGCCTAATCGGCGTGTTACTACTACTACGAATTTGTATCATAACCTCCAGTTGGGCCTACTTCCCGAGAACCTGTCAACCACTCTTCGTGAAGAACGAAGACCTACGGCTCTTCCATGAAAAAATAGCTCCTCCCAAGTGGTCGTCGACAAAGACGATTTTTCCATTCCATCGGTAATTGACAGAACCTTTCCAGCAGGCCGTGTCCATCGTATTGCTACAATTCCGTAGCATTAGTGCTTTATGAAAGGAACATTACTATGAAGCAATTAGATTTATTCAAGAAAAGCCAACCAAGTGATCTACAGTTATTAGATGATATGATTTCCATACAATACTATGAAGATGTTGCATCTCATGGACAGATTGTTGAAGAACGTATGCCATTCAGAGAAGATACACAACCATCTAAACAGATAGATTGGGATATACAGTTAGCACATGAGGCTGGTGATACACAACGTGTGCAAGAATTGATTACAATCAAACGTGACATGAACTAAATAAAAGCCAAATCGAAGGGGGTATAATTTATATATCCTCTTCACTGTCATAAGAAAGGAACATTACATGACATATCAAATACAAGAAGATCATAAAACACAAACAGAAAAGCAAGCTGGTATTGCTCTTGAGAACATGTCTACAGAGCAACTAGACAATCTTGCTAAACAATTCAAACCTAAATCATCATACAACACAGAATGGGAACAGGAGTTCGTCAGACGTGCATTGATGCTAGCTGAGATGTTTGAAGATGGCGATGAGGTTATTATCAAAGCCAAGCTTCAAGATCAATTACCTCGTATGTTTGAGAAGATGAGAGATTCAGTTCTTGAACAAGCAGAGAAGATGCAACGTCACAGACGTGTCTTGGTTCGACAAGATATTGGTATTGAGATTACTGGCAACAAGCTAGAAGATCATGATACCAAACTAGATCAAATGCGTAAGCAATATGCATCTCTCAATCATGCTTTCAAAACTCTTATCAATAACTTCAGACCTATCATTCAAGGTCAGACTGGTATCAGCTTTGGTAAGTATACTCAGCTACATGAGTTTGCAAAAGTCAAACGTATGCAAAAACGTAATGAGAAAATGACTCTTGATACTCTTGTTAACAATCGTGATGTATATGATGATCTACAATCTCATAGATCTAATGTTTATCCAATCAAACATGCTCATGAAGAACTTATGCTTGACATAAGTAATCAAGACGGCATCATCGAAATGCCTGAAGATCTTGAGCAATAAATAATCCCCTATGGTGCAAGGTCAATCCTGTAATTGGTTTATAACCTCCCTTGCATCAAACAACCTATTGGAGCATATAATGAAAATACTTTTATCTAATCTACTAATCTTGGCTTTCTTTCCATTTGCCTTTTGTGCATTAATGGTTGTAGCTCTTTTATCTGGTGTTGGTGGTGTATTGCACATAATCAGATATGATCTTATTCCACTATATCGAAAACTATATAAAAAACCTACACGATTTATAGAGGGATCGACCCTCTAAAATCGTCAAAGACTTTCCCTCTTTGATCTCCCTAAGATCTATAAGGCTGAAACTCCCAGGCTAATCCCTGACCCCTAGTTTCGCCTCAGAAGGGGTTAAAGCCAAATTTATTAATTATAAAACTAGGAGGTTAACATGGGTTTAGATCAATATGCTACTTTTAGAGAAAAAACTGGTGAAGCTGATTTTTACTGGAGAAAACATTCCAGGCTACAAGAGTTTATGGAAGATATTTGGTACAATAAACTAGGTCGTGCAGATGAGTTTAACTGTAAAGAGCTAGTTCTTACTAAAGAGATGCTACAAGAACTTCTTGATGCATTAGAAAAGAATAATTTACCTAAATCTGATGGTGGCTTCTTTTATGGTCATGAATTTCAGGATGAATCAGCAAAAGAATATCATAACCAAGATATTAAATTCTGTAAAGAGGGTTTAAAAGCCATAGAGGATGGTATGGAAGTAGTTTATGAATGTTGGTATTAAACGGAGGTTAAAATGTTTTTCTATCTCATTGCTGGTATCGCATCAGCTGTAGCTATATTATTTATGTTAGCCAAACTAAATATCAAAAAGGTTTTATGCTTTGATATACTGGTTGATATTGGTGCCTCAATCGCTTTGATAGTTATGTTTGCTGGTACATTTGCTGGTATGATGGCAGCTATATTAGGTGGTGCAATCATCTCCATCGTACTATTTATTCTCAAGAAAACTATAGGCTATGAAAAGCCAAGGAGAGAAGGGTTTAAGGTTAGATGGGTAAATGTTCCCCCCAGATAATCTTAATAGTGTCATGTTTGGGACAAAACTTCCAAGGCAGTAATGGTTTACAGCCTATCCCTAATCAGCGAAGTTTAGGCACGTTGATGCAGAATCTGGTCGACAAGATGGTATCTGCAACAGAGAGGTGATGCCCCTAATCCTCTCAAACTTTATTATGTGAATAGCCTTTGGTTTAAAAAAAGCCAAGGGTTATTTGCATTGGGATTGCTAGATCCCATTTTCAACAATCATCTTAACGTAAAGGAGAAACAGATGAACTTAGCACAAATCATGGTCTCAGGTAACATTGGTCAACAACCTGAAATAAAAGACGTAAATGGCACTAAAGTTGCTAACTTTTCCATTGCAGTCAACGAGAACTACAAGACAAAGTCTGGTGAGAAAAAAGAAGTTACTCACTGGTACAGAGTAGAAGCTTGGGATGGCAGCAATGGTTCAGGTCTTGTAACCAACGTCATTGAGAAATATGCAAAGCAAGGAACAACTGTATTCGTACAGGGTTTTCCTATTGTTGAAA